TCCTCGACAGTGAACCCCAGCTCCCGCAGCGCCTCCAGGACCTCCGGCGACTGGTTCTGCAGCCGGATCGTGCCCGTCGGGATCGTCTGCAGCTGGTTCACGATCGACAGCAGCGCCTGGTCGTTCTCCGAGATCGACCCGTTGTCCGTAAGCAGGAACGACACCGTGGTCGGCACCGCCAGCATCTTCCCGATCATGCCCTCAATCTGCTCGTCGGACAGGCCCGCCTCCCGGCCAACCTCACGCAGCGAGTCGATGTACGGGGCCGCCACCGCGTTCGCCTCCTCGAAGCTCAGCCCGACCTCACCGTTCGCCTTCGCGAGCCGGTCAGCCTCGATCAGCGCCTGCTGCATCTGAGTGTTCAGACCATCCACCGTGTCGAACATGCGCCGGCCCGCGACCGACGTGGTATCGATCGCGCCCGACGCATCGACCAGCCTGCGCGCGAGGTTCCGCCCCTTGCTGTCGGTCTCCGAGAACGCCGCCGCGAGCCGATCCGTCTGCTCATTCAGGTCGCGCTCGGCCTGCGCCGCCGACCTCGACCCGCCCGAGAGCTCGTCCAGCGCCTGGTTCAGCGCCCGGAGCCGCGACCCCGCATCCTCGTAGGCATCGCGCGCGATCTCCACCGACTCGTTCAGCCGAGCATTCGACCGCGCAGCATCGTCCAAGCTCCTCTGGTACTCGCGCACCATCTCGATCTCCGCGCGCCGCTGCTCCCGCGCCGCATTGATCGCCTCCGCCTGCTCGATCACCGCATCCCGCGCCTGCCGCAGCGCCTCGGACTCCGCGTAGTACGCCCGCGTAACGTCGCCGCTCAGCTTCGTCGCTCCGCCCGCCGCCTCGGCCTGCGCCCGGTATGCGTCGCCCAGGTCCTGCGCCCGGAGCCGAATCGCCTCGAGGAGCGCCGCCTGCTGCCGCGCCGAACCCGTGACAGCCTGCCCGGCCGCCTCCGCCGAGGAACCGATCAGCGCGAACCCCTCCGCCGCGGGCCGCAGCGCATCGGTGACCATCTTCTGCGTCGCCCGGGTGACCTCGCCCGACGTCTCGGTCAGAGTCCCCTTGAGCGCATCCACCCGCTCCTGCTGCTCCCGCGCGGCCTCCGCGTTCGCCGTGAACGCCCAGGTGAGCAGCCCCACCGCCGTCGCCAGCGCCGTCACGATCAGCCCCACCGGGTTCGACACGAACGCGGCCTTCAGCGCGTTGCCAGCCGCCGACACCGCACGCGAGAACAGACCGGCCTGGGTCGCCCCCGTCGCGAGCGAGGCACCGACCATCGCCGTCTGCCCCTGGAGCAGCCCCATCTGGCCGAGGAAGTGCGTGACCGCGAACCGCGCATCGCGGAAGAAACCCAGGACCTGCGGCGCGACACGGTTCATCCCGACGAACGCCGCGACGGCAGCGAGCACCGGGGCAGGGATCGCCGTCAGCAAGTCCACAATCGGCCCCACCACGACCGCGAGCGCGCGCACCACCCCAGTCGCGATCGGGATCGCCACGTTCAGCCCGTCCGAGAACAGGGCCGCCACACGCCCCACGATCGTCAGCAGCGGCCGCAACTCCTCCAGGAGTCCCCCGAGTGCGTCCCGCAGCTCCGGAGACGCGAGCGCCGCCGCCGCGAGCGCCGTCGGGATCGGCGCGAACACTCGAGCGAAGGTCCCGATCACCGGGATGCTGTTCAGCATGTTCGTGGACAGCCCGAACACCGCACCCGCGAGCGCACCGACCGCTGGCGCATGCTCGGCGAGGCGAGAGAAACCCCGCTCGAGGTCGTCCACCGACACCGCGTTCAGCTGCACCCGCATCGAGTCCAGACCCCGCGTAATGCCGACGATCGCCGGAAGCGCCCGACGCTCCAGCGCCTCCACGATCGGCCCCGTGAGCCGCTGGAGCTGCCGCAGGTTGTCCGCGACCTGGTTGCCCCAGGTCACGAAGTAGCCGCCGCCCTGCGGGTCCACGAACGGTGCCGCGAGCAGCGCGCCGATGTCGCGCGACGCGGCCTTGATCCGGTCCGTCGCGCCCACGATCGTGTTCTTCACGTTCTCGGCTGCCGCGCCGTACCGCTCCTGCATCGCGGCCGCGAGCGCGTCGAGCGCATCGTTCGCATCGAGTGCGCCAGCGGTGATGTCCGCACGAATCTGGGCGCCGGTCTTTCCCATCTGAGAGCCGATCAGCTCGGCCGCGTTGACACCGCGCTGCCCGAACTGGATCAGGTCCTGCCCGGTGATCTTCCCCGCCGCCGAGATCTGGGCCATGATGAACGTCAGCTCGGCGACCGTCTGGTTGTTGCCGCCGATCGCCGCCGTCGTGTTCTGGATCGCGTCGAGGTACGGGATCACCTTCCGCGCCTCGATGCCGAAGCCCAGCATCTGCTGCTGCGCGGTGATGAACACCGACTTCGCAAACGGCGAGGTCGCCGCGAACGCATCGAGCTGCGCCATCTGCTCGTTCACGGCCTCGGTTGACCCGAGAATCGCGTTCAGTGCCGCCCTCGACGTCTGCTGCAGCTGGTTGTACTCCAGGCCCACCCGGGCCAGGCCGGCGATGTAGGCGCCGAGGGCGACCGTCGCGGCCGTGGTGAGCGCAGCCGCGCCCGTCATCATCGAGTTCAGGCGCGAACTCGTCCGCTCCGACTGCACGTCGGTCGAGCGCAGCCGCTGCTCCGCCTGATCGAGGCCACGGTTGTAGGCGTCGATGCCGTCAAGCCGAATGCTGGCGACAAGCTCGCCAACGTCGAAACCGCCCACCGGCCGCTCCCTTCCCTGTCGTCTAACCGAGCGCCCGTGCGCCCGGCTCGGCCTCGCTCGCCCGTGCCTCCTCTGCCTTCTTCTTCGCCTCCTGCCGTCGGGTCATCTCCGCAGAGAGTCGGGACCCCTCGACATCCAGCAGCGCCACCATCCGGCCCACCAGCGACCGCCAAGGCCGCCGCCAGAAACTCGGGCGCTCGTCGTCCAGGCCGAAGAACTGGTGGAGGTCCGGGGCCGTGGAACGGTCCCAGGTCTCCAGTCCTGCCCGGATCAGCTCGCTCATCGTGAAGCGCTCGACCTCCCGACGTTCTGCCGGATGCTCCGCTTCGCGGCGGGCAGCTTTGCCACCGTGGGCGCGCTGTCCGAACTCTCGGAGCTGCCGGCGCTGCTCGGCTCGATACCAGTCGGGGAGGTCGTATCGGGGGTAGCGGCCGGTGACGGGATCGGGCTCTCCGACTCCCCACTGGGCAAGTTCCGCAGTTGTCCGCGCAAGGCGGATCGCACCGCCTCCTGCGCCGCCTCGAAGTTCTCCCAGAGTCCCATGCTCTCCAGCAGCTCCCGCTGCGCGCCTTTTGGGTGGCCGTCCTGGAGCATGCGCTGCACCAGGTTCAGGCCGCCGCCCTGCACGTTCCAGTAGAACGCCGCGTTCACGACCTCCGCGAGCTCCGCCGCCCGCAGCTCAGCCAGGATCTCCTCGTGCTCGCCGGAGAGCGCACCGCGCGAGAACTCGCGCCCCGCCTCGCCCAGCTCCTCGATCGTCGGGAACCGGCCGAAGGTGATGTTCAGCCACTGCGCCGCCAGCTCCGCACCCTTCGCCGCCGGCACCGGCTTGATCCTGATCTTCTGGCCGTCGCCCAGGGTCAGCACCAGGTGCCGACCCTCCTCGGTCGCCGTGATTGCCATGTCGTCTGTCCTCTCGCTCTCGGGTCTTGCTCTCGGGTCTTGTCATTCGGGGGAGGGCTGGCCCCGCGCCACCATATGTGCGGAGCCAGCCCCGGGGGGAGCCTCTAGGACTCCGGGATCGCCGGGTTCGTGATCCGGGCACGGTCACCCTGCCCGGTCAGCGTGAAGGCGAAGAACTCCGGGTCGTCGTTCCCGGTGTTCTGGCGGTTCCACTGCACCGCAGCGGTGCCCTCGTAGGCCAGCGACGGCGAGGTCGCGTGGTAGTAGCGGTAGCCCACCACGTTGTCCTCGCCGATCGCGTCCGCGGCCTCGATCAGCGCAATGTCCGCCGCCTGGAACTCCCCGGTGTCGTCCCGGATGCCCAGCACGGCGAACGCGAAGGTGAAGTCCTCGCCGACCTTACGCTGGGCAGTGTTGCCCTTGTTCGCGTAGGTCGTGACGTCCTTCAGCTTCGGCGCACCCGTCGGATTCACCCCGGTGATGTCCGGGAGGTTCGTCCACACCGGCGTCTCGCGGGTGCCGGTGTTGATGTCCAGCAGCCACTCGAAGGTGTTCCCGTTGTCGCCCGGCGTGGGCTCGATGTCCTCGAACTCTGCCATGTCGATCTTCCTTTCTACTCGATGCCCAGCCTCCCCAGGGTCTACCCGCCGCGTCCTGCGAGCTCGCCCCGGCTCCTCCGGGCGGGATCACCGCCTGCTCAAGTTCGCTCCCGGCGAGCCCTGAACTGGAGGTTCAGCGAGAACATCCAGCGGTTGTTGTCGTCGCGGCCAAGCGGCCCCATCGACACTGCGTACCCGATCACTCGTCCGAGTGCCGGGATCGTGTAGGGCTTCTTGTGCAGAGCACTCCGCACCGCCCACCCGAAATCCATCGCGTCCCCATAGTCAGCGAAACGCCACCGCACCTGCAGGTACGTCAGCGCCACCTCCACCGCGGGGTTGTACGTCGAGCCGGCCCCCCCGCTCGGAGCCTCAGCGTCATCGTAGACCGCCAGCGCCACAGCAGCCGCTGGCCCCGTCGGCAGTTCGCCCAGGAC